CCCAAACAAGTTGAAAAACCAAAAGTAGCACCTGAACCATTAAAAGTTGATTATTCGCATATGAATTTACCTCAAAAACCGGAAAATTCAGATTTTGAATGTTTTGGATGTTCATCATGAAATAGTCCCGACAAAAGTCGGGATTTTTCTTTTTAAAGTATTTATTAATATGGCGATTCTTAATGAAAATATTCCGACTTTTAAATGTTTAGTTAGACTATCTCATTTCACAAAACGTGAAAGTGACCATAACACATTTCATAATACATACGCTTTTGCAATTCAATCAGTCTCAGGTAAAATATTAACCTTTCATATTATGACCGACTATGGAATGTTAAGGTCACGAGTACCGATATCTGAAATTTTTATAAAAGAACCTAAAAACGATATTCCATTTCACTTTAAACAATTGTGGGACTGTTTTTCTGAAAATGTTACAGTCACTGAATATGAATTTCTTAAAGGGAAAAGAGCGGAAGTCATATTAAAAGATAAAATCAAAATATGGGTGACTTATTTAATGACAATTGATTGGTATAATAACCCATATTCAGACGAACCAAGTGATTATAAATGTGGGCACATTTTAATATCAGATGATGGGTATTTACTTTGTCAGCCTAATAACAGAATATTTTGGAAAGACTCTAATTGGATTACAACTAAATTTCCATTGGAACTTAAAGAAATTAAAGTTGATAACTCACTTACTTCAGTTGAGACTAGTTCAGATAGATGGATATCCGAAGATGGGGATAGTTATTATTACGATATAAATCAAATTTAATGTATTTATAAGCATGGCACAAGGTAATACATATGGTATTAATTTTCCATTTGCGGATTCAAGAGAAGGTAAGTATCTTTCACTATCTCAAACCGCAGATGAGGAAATTAGAACTGATTTAGTACATCTTTTATTAACTAGAAAAGGTACAAGATATTTTCTACCTGATTTTGGAACAAGATTATATGAATTCATTTTTGAACCTTTGGACGGACCCACATTTTCAGAAATTGAATCAGAAATAAGAGAATCTGTACAAGAATATCTACCTAATTTAGTAATAACGAATATATCAATAAAACCAGCTTCAGAAGACGAAGAAGGTAAAGGTACTTACATCAATGATAATGATGAAAGAGTTTTTAGAGTACCTGGTATTGGAACTATGGAACACACTGCTAAAGTTAAAATTGATTACAGAGTTACTGATAGTGTTTTTGAAACTAGTGATTTTGTAATAATTAATATTTAAGAGAAATGGCAAATAAAAAAATATCATATACTACTAGAGATTTTCAGTCAATAAGAACTGAACTTATTAATTTTACAAGAGATTATTATCCAGACCTTTTAGATAACGTAAATGACGCTTCAGTATTCTCCGTACTGTTAGATTTAAACGCGGCAGTAACAGATAATCTACAGTTTAATATTGATAGAAGCATCCAAGAAACCGTTCTTCAGTATGCACAACAAAGGTCTTCAATTTATAACATCGCTAGAACATACGGTCTTAAAATACCAGGACAAAGACCATCAGTTGCGTTAGTTGATTTTTCAATAACAGTACCGGCATTTGGAGATAAAGAAGATTTAAGATATTGTGGTATTCTTAGAAGAGGTTCTCAAGTTCTTGGCGCGGGTCAAGTTTTTGAAACAGTTTATGATATAGATTTTTCATCGGCGGTTAATGCTGATGGGTTTGCAAATAGATTAGTAATCCCAAATTTTGATTCAAATAACATTTTAATTAATTATACTATAACTAAAAGAGAAACAGTTGTTAATGGGGTGACAAAAGTATTCAAAAGGGTTATTACCGCTGCGGATGTTAAACCATTTTTTGAACTATTCTTACCTGACAAAAATGTGTTAGGGGTAACTAGTGTTTTACTTAAAGACGGTACTCAATACGCAAATGTACCAACAACACAAGAATTCTTATCACCAAATGATAGGTGGTATGAAGTTAAAGCACTTGCGGAAGATAGAGTCTTTATTGAGGACCCAACCAAAGTTTCAGATAGTCCTGGTATTAAAGTTGGTAAATATATTACAACTAACAGTAAATTTATTACAGAATTTACACCCGAAGGTTATATGAAAATGACATTCGGTGGTGGTAGTCAATCTGCTGACGAACAGTTAAGAGAATTTGCCAGAAATGGGTTTAAATTAGATTTATATAAATACTCAAATAATTTTGCGTTAGGCTCAACCCTAAAGGCAAATACAACATTATTTATACAATACAGAGTAGGTGGAGGATTAAGTAGTAATTTAGGTGTCAATGTAATCACACAAATTGGAACAATATCTTTCTACGTTAATGGTCCCGCTCAAACAATTAATACATCGGTTGTAAATTCTCTGAGATGTAATAACGTAACAGCGGCAATTGGTGGGGCGAATATACCGACAACCGAAGAAGTTAGAAATTTAGTTGCATTTAACTTTGCAGCTCAAAATAGAGCGGTTACAGTAAATGACTACGATTCGGTAATTAGAACGATGCCATCACAGTTTGGAGCACCGGCAAAAGTTGCGATAACCGAGGAAAACAATAAAATAAAAATCCAAATGTTATCTTACGACCAAAATGGTAGATTAACCGAAGTGGTTTCTAATACATTAAAAAGTAACGTTGCTAATTATTTATCTAACTACAGAATGATGAATGACTACATTTCAATTATGTCCGCAAATGCAATTGATTTGTCATTAAACATTGAAGTTGTTTTAGATAGTAGTCAAAACCAAGGTGCTTTAATAACCCAAATAATTGACATTACAACATCCTTTTTCAGTCCTGAAAATAGAGGTATGGGTGAAAATGTGTATGTTTCAGAATTAAGACGACAAATCCAAAGCCTTAATGGAGTAATAACCTTATCTAATATTTCAATATTCAATAAAGTTGGAGGGCAATATTCATCATCACAAACGTCACAAAGATATTCAGATACTCAAACCAAACAGATTGAATTAATTAACGATACTTTGTTTGCGGAACCTAATCAGACCTATCAAGTTAGATTCCCAAATAAAGACATCACTATCAGTGTTCTTAACTTCAAAGGAATCAATTTTTCTTGATAATTTATAAAACAATAACTTTTCTGTTTTTTGTAATATTTATGTATATAGAGAAATCTAAAGATACATAAAATGAAAACATACACAATAAGATTATTTCCATCACAAGAACAAATATCACAACTTAATAAGTTGTCTGATATTCGTATGGATGTGTGGAACACACTTATTGATATGCAACAAAAAGAATATCAGGAAAAAAAGAAAATATATAGAAAATTTGATTTAATTAATTTTTTACCAGAGTTAAAAAACACAATTAAACCAGAATGGAAAGAACTTAATTCTAAGGCAATACAAACAATCGCAACGGAAGTTTCACAATCATATCTTTCATTTTTTACCTTAATTAAAAAAGATAAAACTGCAAGACCACCAAAACAAAAAGAGTTAGGAAAATGCCATACATTAACCTTTAACCAATCAGGATGGATATTCAGAGGTAATAAAATGATTATTAATCAAATACCATTTGACTATAAAACAAATTTAACAAATATTTCAGAACTTAATATTAAGGAAATTAGAGTTAAAAATAAGAACAATAAATGGTTATGTGATATTGTTGTTAATGATAAAAATGAATATTTGGATGAAAAATTAGTTAAAACAAAAGTATTAAGTATAGACTTAGGATTAAAAAATTTAGGAACCGGTGTAGATAACAAAGGAAATGTAATAATCCTAAAAAATAAATCTAAAAAGATTAATCAATATTTTTCTAAACAAATAAATAAGGTTAAATCAAAATTATCTAAAAAAGAAAAAGGAAGTAAAAATTATAATAAATTAAACCAAGTTAAGAAAAAATTATATTCTAAAAAAAATAGTCAGATAAAACAAACTCTACATATTCAGAGTAAAAAATTAACGAATATGAACTACAAAACTATTGTGGTTGGTGAATTAACAATAAAATCTTTAATGAACACAGAAGGTGTTAATAAAAACAAAAAAGGTATTAGAAAATCATTTTCAGAATCTAATATTGATATGTTTTTACAGTTTCTTAAATACAAATCACAACAT